AATTTGCCAATGACACTATCAATCAGTTTGGCAGTTTCATTATGCCGGACATCGAACGGATTCGGGAATTTTTAGCACTTGAATTTATAGGCAACTGATTCGTTAAAGGAGCGGATTGATAATGAAAGTATCGAGGCTTGGAATCAATATGTATGAGCTGGAAGACAGCATACCGGGTGGTGGTAGCCCGGTAGGGCGTGCGGTAAACTTCCTTCGAGTTGAAGTAAACAAAATCGCAGAAATCCTCGATGAAATGGATGAACGGATATCTCGTGTTTCCGAAGAATGGCAGATGATAAACCATATGAACTACAACGGGGACGATCAGCCTTGCCCACCGCCGCCGAAGGGAGCGGATTGAGAATGTATATCACCATCCTGAACGGAACCGTGACCGGGATTGATTACTTCCGCAAGGCTTACCGGAAAGCGAGATGGAAACGGACGGCCCAGCGGACGATCAGACGAACGCTGGAATACAAGCCGGACTATTGGGGAAACATTCTGATTCTGTAACGGAGGAGGCAAGTATGAAATTCGTTGTGAAAAAGGTGTCAGATTGGCGTTTCAGCGAGGAACGGGAAATCAATACGGTTGATGACCTGAAGAAGCTGGCAGAAGAACATCCCGGATGGCACGGGAATGGAGAGAACAAAGACCTGATCATCAATTTCGGAGATGAGGACCATCCGCAGCCAACGATCACCATCTACGATGACTACATTGAGTGACATGCCAGCAATCCGGGTAACCCGGCGCTGATAGAGCGGAAGATGTGGCGAACAACGGGAAAGGAGGCCGGATTAAGGCTGGACGGAGATCCACCATCCGGGAATTTCATGGGCCTCACGATTGAAACCGATGACCTTGATGACCTCTGCGCAATGATGTGCGACAACAGACTACCGAGGAGGAAGAAAATGAAAAAGCAAGTGCTTTTGACAGACGAAGACATCTTACAGACCATAGCCAATTCATTCAATGTCTCCAAAGATGCCGTGAGGCTGGAGACCTACAAGGATACTGTCGGTTGTGGACAGGGAGAAAGAGACATTTTCAGAACACGAGCAACAGTTGAGCTGCCAATGAACGATGGGAGGTAAAAAACATGAACGCCAAGCAAGCAATGAGAAAAATGGACCGTCACGCCCTGGTGAAGCAGATCGCAGACCTTCAGTTCGTCAACTCGATGAACCAAGCTGATATCGTCAGCTACAACCAATGTATCGACCACATGATCGCTGGCGGCTCCCCGTGCGAGTTCTGCGAGGACTTCAATGGCGATTGCGAACACCCTGAATGCCGGGAAGCTGGCAACGGCTGCCCGGATTGGATGTTGCGAATGAAAACCCCGGAAGAGGTCCTTGGTGGTAGTGGCGAAAAAGAGCCTTCCGGGAAGTCAGAAAACAACTCGCCTTCGTGAATACCTCTATTTCGATCAAAAGGGGGGCAATAAGCCACGAAAGAGTATTTTATGAGAGTTCGTTCAGCCGAGAGGGAGATGCGGCTTCTTGGGGCGAAAAAACGGCATTTTGAGGATATGGGATTTTCGATCTCTCCGAAGCTCACCGGGATGCCTGGGTCCGGGCAGCGTGGTCAAAGCCGTGTCGAGCTTGCCGCCGTGGGCATGGTGGACATTATGGCCCAGCTCCAGCGGCAGATTGACGAGTACGCCAAGATTATCCACGAGGCAGAGAACCTCATCTCCCGGATTCCGCAGGAAAAATACCGCCAGCTCCTGACCCTGCGGTACCTCGCCGGGATGAGCTGGCCTTCGATCTCAGACGAGATGGGTTACCGGGACCGGAATTCTGTATACAGAGCGCACGGTTATGCGTTGATCGCTGCGAAGAAGGTGAAGAATGAAAATTTACATTAACAGATTCGCCGGAACGGTTGTGGCGGTTGATCTTCTGCTGGAACGGAGCGGACGGTTCATCCATCTGTACAGGAGGAGGAAAAATGTCAGGATTGAGAAATTCATAGAGTTACCACCGATTGATGACAAAACAAAAAAATAACCGGGAGGATCATTCCCCCCGGTTTTTCATGTCTTCCCGGATTATCCGCTTCAGATATTCCTGGATATTCGGTTGGGCCTCCAGCCATTTAATAAGCTCCGGTTCCGTGTTCCGGCTCAGTTTCAAGCCGAAGAACCTGGCGTTTTTCTGATCACTCACATAATTTCCCATCGGTTTAACCCTCCTCCCGGATCAGTATAACCAATCTGTCAAGGCTTCTCAAAGATCGCCATTACGCAGCTTTCGTACCGTTTTTCTGTCCGGGAAAACTTCCAGCCGGGATACTGTCTTGATATTGCTTGGATAATTTCTTCCAGCGGAGCATCAATTTCGCTGATTTCAAAGTCCATTTCAGGGTCCGGGATTTCAAACCTTTTTTTCACTTTTTGCCAGCAGAGCGGCTGGTATCCCATCTCGTCATTGACATACACCATCAACACATAGTATTTATCCCCATTTCCGGTTTCGTACAGATCGCCATCAAAATCATAAAATGAATCGAGGCAAATTTCGGTCCTGTGGCTTCCGAGAGCGGAAGCAACCATTTCGTCAATAAAGCGGTCAGAGTCCATGTCCAGCCGGTATCCGGCCTTTTTCGCTCCGTAAAGCTCGTGTGTGATTCGATTGAATTTCATGGGTTTTTCCTCACTTTCTCCGCTGCTGGCAGCGGCTACGAGAGCCGGTGTCCGGCTCCCGTCTGCCGGTGTCAGATCACGCCATTGTGCATGTTCCACGGGCGAGACCGGCCCTCAATGCGGCTGGAGTCATGTTTTCCCGTGACCAATAATACTGACGGCTTCCGGGGAAATCTTTCCGGCTCCGGTAGGTGTAAGCCGGGACCCAATGACCGTTTTCGTCCTTTTTCATCCCCCGGATGATTACCCGGTTTTCCACATAGACCTTATAAGGTCCGACATTGTGCCATCCATCGCATTTGCAGTTTGCCATGAGTTTTTCCTCTCTTTCTCCAGCCTGGTGCTGGTTACGAAAGCCGAAGTCCGGCTTCCGTCTATCAGCATCAGATCGTGATGTACGCCCGGATGCATTTTCCGTCAGATTCCGTAATTATTCCGGTATCAATTAGGCATTGGATGTACCCGGATGATTTGCTGATGTAAAGCTCTCTGTACCGCTGATCCGTCTTTGCGTTGTTGCGGTAATACTCAATCCGGTTTTTTGCCGATTCCGGCAGTTTGTTCATTGCTTGCCTTGTGAAACTCATTGCTTTTTCCTCCCGTTTTTTATTTCCAGCTTGGCGCTGGCTACAAGGCCCGGTCCTGGTTCCGGGCCTTGTCTGCCAAGGTCAAATGTAAGGATGTTCTGCCGCCCATTTGATAGCTTCATTCCGGTTGTAGGATGCGAAGGCGAGGCAGAGATTTTCGTCTTCCAGCGCTTCCGGGGGCCAAATCTCATAGACGATTACTTTTTCACCGATGACATTGATTTCGGTGATCGCTTGCATCATCCATCCGCTATAGTGCTTTTTGAATACTCTTGCGCTAAGGACGGTTGGAGCCTGGAAATACTTTGCTGTCTTTTTCATTGGTTTATCCCCTTTCAAATTCTTCTTTGGTGCATTGCATTTTGACCATCGCATTGATTGAGAGACCGACCACATTGCTCTGATACTGCCGGTAAATTCGATTTGCGATGGAGACCGCCTCATCCCTGGACCAACCTTTTCCCATCAAGGCGGTGACCATTTCTTTCGTTCTCGCTGCCGTCCGTTCGGTGATTTTGAAGGGCATTTCAAGAAGGATGGACAGATGTTTTTCGGCGGTTTTTGTGGTCATCGTCTTGGCGAAAAGGGGATTCCGGGTGAATTTGTATTCTCCATCGTAGATGGATTGAAGATACCAATCTTTTCCGTCCTTAATTCCGGTAATAACCCAACCATTGCATGTCATGTGAGCGCTGAATCCAGCCATTTTATTTGCCTCCCTTCAAGTCCCAAACTTTTGTAAAATTGCCCTGGTTTTTCATGGCCCTACGAGCGGAGGATTTCGTCCGGTAAGAACCTTGGAACAGGGTGCGAGCCAGCGGTCCATCGTTGATCATTTCGGAGATCACGAGATCGAAACAATAACTGTTTTTCTGGACCTCGATCTCAGCACTCACGGCTTTTTCGTCCGTGTTTTGCCATCTCTCAAGAACGATTGTCATTTGCATGTCCTCCCGTCAATATTTTGCGGTTTCCCACTACGGCCCGGAGGCCGTTTCGGCTGGTTACCGTCCAACCATCGTCAGGTGGGATTTACCAAGGGAAGCAGAACAATGCGCTGCTGCGGCTCCTGACAACGTAGAATGTTCCGGTTGTGCGGCCCTTCATGACGAGACCGTTTCGTCCGTAAACACCGATGGAGTAAGCGATCTCATCAAAAGCGCCTTCCTTGAAGTAATGGTCCCGGTAATCCTGGTCGGACCATCTCGTTGCATCAACGGAACCGGGGAGATTAAGGAATCTGCCGATATCTTTCTGAGTGGTTTTCATTGTTGTTTACCTCTCTTTCTGTTGCCCGTGGGGTTTAACCCCTCCCGGCGAGGATAGAATAGCACAGGGTTTAACCCTTTGTCAAGCATTTTTTTCAAAGAAAATGAAAAAGCCTCTCCGGCTTACTGCCACAACGGTTCCAGGGCAGCGGAACGGGGCAAAATCTGCCGGATCGGCAAAAAAATCTCAAAAAAAAATTCCAAAATGGTCTATCATTATGCAAGCATTGACAGTAAAATTTGCTATAGTGGGACGGAAGTCCCAAGAGGTCCTTCCTCCCCCTATAACCCCTACCATCCCAGCACCGGACCAACACCGGTGCTTTTTCATACCCAATTTCCACCAACAGGAAACAGAGGGAACAAAAATAACCCGGAAAGGGGAAAACAGGCCATGAATACCGCTTGAAACCACATCCTCCAAACATACCCCGGTCACATCTACCACATTCCCACCAACTACCCTCCACAAAACCTTTCCCTTCCATTATAGCGATCAAAAACAAAGCTCCCGGAAGGGGAACAGGCATAGAATCGAACGTGAACGAATACCCCACCCCCTGTGCCGGGGGAAGAGGCTGGAAGCCTTGAAAACAAAGGGCCGGAAGGATTTCCTCCGGTCCATTTTTGATCCCTGTTTCTACCAACTATTCGTAAAACAGTTGTTTAGCGAATAGTTGAAATTCATGGTAGAAACGCTGGAACCGTTGATACATAAGGCTTAGAGGGAATTGTGACAGGGCAGCCATCCGGCCCACAACCGCCACGGCATGGACAAAATGGACACCGGCGGCCCGGAGGACCGGCAGCGGCCCCACCAGCAGCGGCCCACCAGGCACCCCGGGGAGGGGGTCCGGTCCAGGAACCCCGGGGGGTCTGAATGTGACAGGGACTCCGCACCGCTGGGCGGTGTAACGAAAAATAGCCTCTCCTCCCCGGTATCCGGGAGGCAGGGGGAAGGAGATGATAGTGATGCCGAGACCGAAGCCAACGAAGCTGGATGCAGACGGAGAATTTTTCGTGAGGATGACGGCTCGTGGATACAGCACGAGGGAGATCATCAAAGAGCTTTACCACCTGGAAGAGGCTGATGATCCGAAGAAGTTTCACAACTACGAGTGCAAGCTCTCCCGGTACAGAAGGTATCCGGACTTCATGGAAGTTTTCAAGGATGAGATTGCCAAGGTGATTTCTCCGAAGCTGCTGGGGAAGGGCGTGAGGGTTCTGTCGGATCAGATGGACTCCACGGAGCCTTGGCTGGCGAACAAGGCGGCGAATGACATTGTTGCGTTCACGAGCAAGCGGCTGTTTGCGGAAGAGGACAATGCGGTGACCATTCAGTTTGCCGAGGGAGCCGGGATGCCGGAGATCGGAACGCCTGACGGCGAAGAGGAATGAGGTGGGATGATTGCCCATCGTAACCATTGACTACAAGCCGACACCGAAACAGGCGATCTTCCATGCCAGCAAAGCCAACGAGATTCTGTACGGCGGCGCTGCTGGCGGCGGCAAGACGAAGGCGCTGATCATGGATGCGCTCTTCCGCTGCCTGAAGTTCCCCGGAACCACGGCCTGTGTTTTCCGGAGGACCTATCAGGAGCTGGAGGACACGGACATCAAAGAGGCACAGGCTTCCTACCCGGAGGCGCTGGCGAAGTACAATGCCGGACGGCATGAATTCCGGTTGAAGAACGGGAGCAAGATCCTGTTCCGGCATTGTGAATCCGAGGCTGATCGGTTCAAGTATTCCGGTATCGAGATTCAGTTCTTGTACTTTGACGAGCTGACCTCGTTTGAACAAGTGGTCTACGATTTCATCAAAACCCGTCTCCGTGCCAAGAAGAGCCTTGGCGTGGTTCCGATTGTCCGCTCTGCCAGCAACCCTGGCAACATCGGACACGGCTGGGTGAAGAAGATGTTCGTGGATGCCGGACCGTACATGGAGATCCTTGAACAGGAGATTTTCTCCGAGACCCTGCACAAGTCCAAGAAGATCAGGACCCAATACATCCCGGCGCTGGCGATGGAAAACCCGTTCATCACGGATGACTACATCTTCGAGCTGGAACAGAAGCCACCGGCCCTCCGGGCGGCGCTGTTGAACGGCGATTGGGATTCCTTCGAGGGCCAGGTGTTCAAGGAATGGAAGGACGATCCGAATCACTACATTGACCGCCGGTGGACCCATGTGATCGAGCCGTTTGAGATTCCGCTGGATTGGCCCAGGTACTTCGGCTTTGACCACGGGTACTCCAAGCCGTTCTCATGCGGATGGTTCGCCATTGGTCCTGACCAAACCATGTACATGTACCGTGAGTGGTACGGCTGCAAACCGAGACAGGCGAATGTCGGCATTGAGCTGACACCGATACAGATTTCGGACGGCATCCTTGAACGGGAAGAGACCGAGATGAAGGACAACATCACGGTGATCCGCACCGCCGACCCGGCGATCTTTGACAAGAGCCGTGGAGACAGCGTAGCTGATCAGATGGCTCCCGGATATATGGGCCGCCGACAGGGCGTTGTCTTCAACAAAGGCGATCACGCACGGATGGCTGGCAAGATGCAAGTTCATGAACGGCTGCGGTTTGATGACAACGGCAGACCGAAACTGCAAGTATTCAATACATGCAGGGAGTTTATCCGAACGTTCCCAACTCTGCCTTACTCGCAGAAGAAGACCGAGGATGTTGACTCCGATGCGGAGGATCACCCATGCATACGATATGTTGCGCTACGTTTGCATGGATCACCCCGTTGTGCCTAAGAAGAAGACACCGCCGGTATACAAGCCGTTCGATCCTTTTAGTAGATGAGGTAGGTGATACAGATGGCTGAAGCACTTCCCAAGCTGGAAATTTCCGAGGATGACGAGAAAGAGCTTCAGAAGATCGCTGACGAGCTGGAGGCGATGGTCGATGAGACCAGCTATTACGAAGAACAGCCGTTAAGCCGTGGACAGGAAGCGCTCCTGAACCGGATTTATGACCGGCTGGAGCTGTTCCAGAAAGGGAACGAACCGTACCACGAAGCAGCCAAGAAAGCACGGCAGATCCTCCACATGGATGACCCGGATCAGGACACATCGAAGTCGAAGAAGGTTTCAGGGAAAAAGACCCTCCAGCTTCAGACCCTGAAGAGTACGGTGAATAACGTTATTGCCGATCAGATGCTCTCCATGCCGGAAGCACGGCTGATGCCGGAGACCGCAGCGATGCAGGAAGCGGCAGATGACCTTCAGGACATGGTTCATTACGTTATCTACTGCGCAAACGATTTTGAGCAGACCCATTACCGGCTGTGCGAGGACTTCTACGGTCCCGGCACGATGGTTGCTCAGACGGCGTGGGACCCGGACATGAACCACGGCAAGGGCGAGATCGCCATTATCCGCTGGCCCATCGAGGCTTTCCTTTGGGACCCCAAGGCCGAGAACATTCAGGATTGCCGAGCGGTAATGAAACTGAGCTGGCATCCGCTGTCCTGGTTCCGGTCCCATTACCCGGAACAGGGCCGGTATGTCGGAGCCGAGAAGGGAAACCATGAGAATGTTGGCATGACCACCGCTCAGGAGGCCGTTGAGGATACCGGGAGCGATGAAGACCGTGCGCTGCTGATTGAGTATTGGTGGCGTGATTATGATGCCAAGACCCGGCGGTACAAGATCAATGTGGCGTATGCAGCCGGAAACGCTCTGCTGGATGTCCAGCTTGGCGTGTACGATCACGGCCTTTACCCGTTCTCGATCCTGCCGTGCGACACGATTGAAGGCTGCCTCGCCGGTGAGGGCCTTGTGACCCAGCTTGCACCGATGATGCGGTATATCAACCGGTACATGGCCTATGTGGACATGAACCTCCGGATGGCATCCAAGACGAGGGCGCTGGTCCGGAAGGATGCCGGTATTGACATTGAGGCTCTTGCTGATTGGGAGAATGACATCATCGAGGGCAACAATATTACTCCGGACAACATCCAATGGATGAGTACGCCGCCGTTCAACAGCATGATCAATCAGATGATGCTCCAGCTTGAGACCGATCTGAAGCAGGACTCTGGTGCGAATCAGTTCACTCGTGGCGAGACCACTGGCGGTATTGTTTCCGGTAAGGCGATCAATTCCCTGATCCAAGCCGGTGGCAAGATTTCGTCCATGCGGTCCGAGCAGATCAAGTATTTCCACAAGGATATCGCGGAGCAGGTCATCTGGCTGATGAGTCAGTTCTACGATGACAACCGGGTGATGATGATTACGGGCCGGAAGGGCGTAACCCGTGAGCTGAAGGTGAACATGGAGAAGCTGTTCGGCAAGTCGAAGGGGGCGGTGAATCCTCCTCCGTATACCGTGCAGATCGAGATTTCCAGCCGTGATCCCCAGCGGATTGCCAATCAGAATCAGATGTTCATGGAAGCCTACACGATGTCTGCACAGGCCCAGCAGTTCTTCCCCCTGTCCTCGCTGATCAAGATTCTGAACCTGGACGGCAAGGACAAAATCCTGCCGATCATCGAGGGCAATGAGACCTATCAGCAGCAGATGCAGCAGATGCAGCAGCAAGTTGAGCAGATGGGCCAGCAGATGCAGCAGATGGCAGAAGAGAACCAGCACCTGAAGCAGACCACCATGCAGATGGGCGATGCGCTTTCCTCCGTGAAGGCACGGCTGGGGCAGACCCCCGGAACGGAACCGGAAGAGAGCGCAATGGTCAACCAGGCTGAGAACAACTTCGGACAGCAGACAGGAATGCCGCTGCCCACATAACCAAGGCAAAAGCCTCGTGATGTGCGAGGTTTTTCATATTTTGACTTCCCCGTGATGTGCGGTGGAGGAAAGGAGAACCTATGGGAATTGAGTCTGAATCCAACCTCAATACTGAAGCCACGGAAGCGGATCAGCTGCCGGAAGGTCTGATTGAGGAAACGGACGAGACCGAAATCGACCTTGACGAGGCGATTGATGAAAACGCCGAGGAAGGTCAGGCCGCTGACGAACAGGACGAGCAGGAGCATGAAGCGGAGCCTCAGGCCAAGGAACCGCATTATGTGAAGGGCCGGATTGAGAAGGCGGTAGCGAGGGTACGGGAAGAGTATGAGGCTATTCTCAACCCTCTCCGGGAGCAGCTTTCCGCAATGTCGGAAAGAATGCTGAAGGCCGATGCGCAGGAGCTGGTGAAGAAGGGTGAATTCCGGAGCGTTGAAACCGCCGAGGAATATCTCCGTCTGAAGCAGGGTCTTCCGGCTTCCACAATTGAGGAGCCGAAGGGCCAGCCTCGCAATGCCAACGGACAGTTTGCCCCCAAACAGGATGCCGGGGATGCCGCTACACAGGCCCGGATTGATATGCTGAAGCACCAGGCTTCACAGATCAAGGCGAGGACCGGCGTGGATGTCATCAAGGCGTTCAACGAGGACCCCAATATCAAAAAGCGTGTAATCGCAGGAGAGGTTGACTTCTACGATGTTGCCGAGGAGATCGGCAAACAGCCGAAGAGAGGCAAGCCTCCTGCACCGATGCGTTCTCCCAATGGAGCCGCAACCAGCCAGCCTACCAATGCCATCATGGACATGACAGATGAGCAGTTCCGGCGGCTGGAAGAACGAGTTCAGAAAGGGGCACGCATCCGACAAAGTTAAAGGAGCGTGTAATCCATGCCTAACGTAAACATGAACTATTCCTATGATGCCGCCACCGCCCCCTCCCTGGTTGAAACCTACATCCAGCGGAAGGCCATGCAGAATGTCGAACCCAACCTCCGGTATCTGGACGATGCCGACATGATCGACCAGCCGGAAGGCAACGGCAAGCATGTCCGCATGTGGCGTTATTCCGAACTTCCTGCCATCACCACTCCCCTGGCTGAAGGCGTGACCCCGGACGGTCAGAAGCTGACCGAGACGGCGTTCACCGTCATGACCAAGCCTTTCGGCGGCTGGATGGCCTACACCGATGAGCTGGATCTGTTCCATGTGGACAAGAAGACCGATGCCATCGCTGAACGGCTGACCCGTCAGGCGGCCCTGTCCATTGACACCGTGGGCCGTGATCAGATTTGCGCTGGCCTGAATGTGATGTATCCCGGCAGCGTGACCAGCCGTGCTGCGCTGACTTCTTCCGACATCCTGACCTATGCGGTCATCAAGAAGGTTGTCCGCAACCTGAAGAAGAAGGGTGCGCAGCCGTTCCCGGATGGCTACTTCCATGCGAAGATCGACCATGACACCTACTACGACCTGACTCAGGACCAGCATTGGAACGATGTCAGCGTGTACCAGGATGACAGCCGGGTGAAGTCCTACGAGCTGGGCAACATCTACAAGGTGAAGTTCTTCGAGGTGGACAACGGCAAGATTTTCGCCGCCGAGTCCTATCTGTATGGCTCCAAGGCGTACCTGACGGCCTACGCCAACTTCGATGCTGCCAACCGCACGATGATCGTTGCGGATACCATGAGCGAGGACGAGGCCCGTGAGCTGACCGGCAAGATGGTGTATGTGCAGTACACCAACTCCAGCACGGACTATGTGACCCCCATGTGCGTTGAACGGGTATATCCGTCCGGCACGGCGAATCAGACGAAGATCGTCTTCCGCTGGGTCCCTGCGGCCTCTGTGACCGCCAATTGGACCACCGCCAAGTCCCTGAAGGTTGTTCCTTCCGGCGGCGCTACCAGCGGTGCTGAAGTCCATGCTTCCCTGATCTACGGTCAGCACGCCTTCGGCCTCGTGAAGCTGGGCGGCGGCAAGGGCAAGCCGAACATTCAGACCATCATCATGCCGCTGGGCAGCGAGGGCAGCGCCGATCCGCTCAAACAGCGTGGCTCGATTGCGTGGAAGGTGAAGCACTTCGCCTGTGCGGTAATTCAGGATGACTTCATCTGCCGTGTTGAACACAGCGTAAGCGCCTAAGACATTTCCCGGGGAGCCGGTCCACCTCCGCTGGCTCCCCAATTCCTCTCTTTCCGAGGCTATCCGCTTGACCCACGGGTAGCCTCACTTTTTTATAGAAAGGAGCCTGAATATGGCTACGAAAGAAAAAGAAACCCCTGTTGTGAATGAAGAAAAAGCGATGAAAGACAGCCTGACTTTTGCCGTTCCGAAACCGAAGGAGGAAGACGGCGGTCCCCGTGTGCGGATTATCCTGCCGAGGCTGGAGGATGACGGCAGCGTGGCGGTGGATCAGTACGAGCATGTGACCCTTGCCAATGAGAAGGGTGAGGAACATACCCGGATTCTCCGTGGAGAATTTGTGGATGTCACGGTTCCGGTGTACATGGCGCTGAAGGAGCGCTACGGAAAACAGATCTGAGGAGTGATGCACCATGACCCTGCAAGAGATCAAGGAACAGATCATGTTCCAGACGAACAACGATGCGGATGACCTTGAGGACTTTGAGCCGCACATTGCCGATTACATCAATGACGGCTATGACAGGATCGTGGTGGTTTTTGACCATCAGCATGTTGATCCAAACAGCGAAACTTATCCGACCTTGACGGAAGATGAAGATGAACCGAATCTCCCGGAATGGATGCACCGTTATCTGACCGATTGGGCAACATGGCTTGTGTACCGCAACGGCAATCCGCAGAAGCAGCAGAGGGGGTACGCCTACCGGGAATCCTTCGAGCTGTTTCTGCGGACGATTGCCGGTGAGGGCGGCATTGACGGCATGAACGCAGACGGGACCCTGAAACGGTACAGGAATTTCATCAATATCCCGGAGTGAGGTGAGGGAGGATGGCTTATTTTTCGCTGAAAGCCTATGATGCCGATGTCTTCCTCTCCTCATTCATGGGATTGCAACAGGCCGGAGATAATGTCGGAACGGACATCCGGTATGCCGTGGAAGCCGAGAATGTGGAGACACCGTATGGCGTTCTCCAACCGATGTCTGCCCCGGTTGTGCTGGAGACCGGCTTTCAGAACCGGATCGAGACAATGGCACGGCTTTACCGGCGGTGGTATGAAGGAACCGGCAGCAAGGATTGGCTGGTCATCAGCATGGGCGGTAAGCTCTACTACAAGCACGATGGCACACAGGACTCATGGCTGGCGCTGCCGTATCCGGCTGGTGTGAGCGCATATCAGAGCGATGTGTGGAGCTGGGCGGCCTACGAGATCAATCCGGCAGGAAGCACGGCCCCTGTTGATGTCCTGCTGATGAGCAATGCACAGGACGGCATGATCATGGTGGTTCCCCCGTATACGGCAACTGTATCGAGTAATAGCTGGACGGTCCGAACGATTGATACGCAAGGGAAGAAGTTTGGCGTGATCGAACGGTATGCGGAACGTATTTGGGGTGGAGCGATCCCGGATGACCCGGACATGCTGATGTATTCCCGGCCTTTCAATCCGGAGGATTGGACAATTTCCGGGGATGGCGAGGAGCCGGAAGACGGTGCTGGTGATATCCAGCAGCCGAGCTGGGACGGCGATTCGTTCAATGCGCTGAAGGCATTCGGCAATCAGCTCATTGCCTACAAGAAAAACCGGGTGTGGCGAATCCTGGGTACGGACCCCGGCGAATACACCTTCAAAGAGCAGTACGGCGGCGGTACTCCGTTCCCCAACACCATTGCGGTGGATGTGGAACGGATTTTTTCTGCGGACCGGGACGGCATGAGCGTGTATGACGGTCTGAGCGTAACGCCGTATTCACGGGAAGCCATTGAGCGGCTTTGGGCAACCGTCAACCGGGCCGCTATGGAGCAGATGTGCGGTGTACTGTTCAAGGAAAGGTACTATCTCTCCGTTCCGACAGGGAACAGTACGGTGAACAACGATATGATCGTGTTCAACCTGAGAGACCGGACGATTCTCTACTACACCGGGATGTACATTGAATCTTTTCTCGCAACGGAAGACACGCTTTATGCGACATCTTCCAATCTGCCAGGGAAGATCATCAGCCTTCCGTATGATTCATGGGAGAACGGTTCTGCATCGGACAAGCCGGTGAAATGGATGACCCCTTGGGTTGATTTCGGAAGGAAGACGATCAACAAGGGTGGCTTTGAGGTCTACTTCTCCCCGGAGGTTTCCGGCGAGAACCCCGTGACCTTCACATTCTCCGTGCAGACGGAAAAGAAGACCAAGACGAAGACCGTGACGATCCAGCCGAACATGGCGAAGCCGAAGCAGAAGCGAGTCCGCTTTGGTGGCACAGGAAGAAAGTACCGGCTGACCATTGAGGTCCGGACACCTCCGGCGAACACCGTTTGGCGGTTCACCGGCGGCATTCAGATGGTTGTCGAAACTGATCCGGATTAAAGAGGTGAGGAGGCATGGCACGAGACAAGAACGCAACGATCCAGCAGCACCAGCCTCTTCGGACACCGGAAGGATGGAACCGGCAGGAAAGGATGTTCCTTGTCCAACTCGATGAAATCCTGGATGACATCTACCGGCGGTTTGGGCGGCTGAAGCTGGCAGACCTGAGCGAGTCGGTACAGAATGGCATTACGATTGTCGATGAGACCACCGGGAAACGGGTAATGATCTCCGAGGCGGTCAATGCCATTGACATCAAGATCGAGGATGCGGAGAGCAGCATTGCAACGCTGGCGGCTACGGCAGAAAGAATTGAGACCCGGATTGCCGAGCTTGGCTACGGCATGGTCTTCATGCAGCCGAATGAGCCGGAAACATATTCCAAGGGCGATATATGGATTCAGACCCTTGCCGTTGGGAGCTGGCAGAGTGTTCTTGACAAGTATTCGAGCTGGCAGGAAATCCTCGCCAATGTAAGCACATGGCAAGTGGTCGGCGGCATCCCCAAGATGTTCGTGTATGACGGACAGGCTTGGGTTGAGATGTACGATGCCGAGATTCAGACGAACGTAATGACTCAGATCGAACAGCTTCGTGATCTGATCGCTCTGAGGGCAACGGTTGATGATCTGAACCTTCTGACCGGCCAAGTCACCCAGCATTCATCTGAACTTGCGGTTATGGCTCAGCAGATTTCTTCTGCGGTCACCACGGTCAACGCAAAGCCAAGTCACTATGTCCAGCTTGCCGATCCGAGGCTGACGAACGAGATCCACCTTGGAGACACATGGACCAAGCACGATGTCTACTTCAAAACATGGCAGACGATCAAGGACCATTACAACACATGGCAGGAAGTCAAGGACAGCCATGATTTGTGGATGGACGGCCTTGGAGATCGGTCCTTCACTTGGGATGGTACCGAGTGGATAGAGACCAGCGATAAGGCCACAGAGATCGTCAACCGGACGAGGATCACGGAAACTGATACCAAGATCGCCCTGATGGCGGTCCAACAGGCTCAGTTCCAGGGCGATCTGATCGACCTTGAAGCGCAGATCACGATCACAGCTACGCAAATCCGTCAGTATGTTGCAAACAACTACTACGGGATGCAAAGCGGTATAGACATCCTCGCCGCTGGCATCGAGATTTCGGCTGCGAAGTACCTGAAGATCAAGACCGGCGGCGTTTTTACCACGGAATCCGGCAACTTCAGCATTGATGCACAGGGTAATGCCACATTTAAGGGTGGTGGCGTATTCTCCGGCTCCTTGTCCGCTGCTACCGGAACATTCGCCGGGAATTTGAGTGCCGCTGGCGGTACGTTCGCAGGGCAGCTACAAGCGGCAACAGGAACCTTCGCTGGTTCCCTTTCTGCGGCAACGGGTACATTCGCCGGAACGTTGAGTGCTGCTTGTGTGACAAGCGGAACGATGTCTGCTGACCGGATCAAGGGCGGTACGCTGGCTCTTGGCGGCAACAATAATACGGACGGCGTTCTGACGATCAAGAACGCAAGCGGAACGCAGATCGGTGCTTGGGATCGGAACGGTATCAGCGCAATAGCCGGTACGATTGGCGGTTGGACCCTTGCATCGAATAGGTTGAGGTCCGGCAGCAGTACAGGGTATGTCGGACTTGATTCCAACACAAATAACACATACGCAATTTGGGCCGGAAATGAGGATGCGGCATCTGCTCCATTCCGTTTGAAACGGGATGGGACCCTGACGGTAACGAAGCTGAACATTCTCAATGAAGCTGGAACACAAGAGGAAACCATCAACCTGAGAAGTTATTCGATGTGGAAACTCTACTACCATGTCATCAAACAAGTAAATGTTTCCGGTGGTTATGTCACCTCGATGGTTCTTTCAAATGGTGACACCGTAAATTTTAATCTTGCTTCAGCCGTCACAGTAAGTGGTAGCTGGAGCAACGGAAGATATTCGGCAATCGCTTACGATGGAGCTGGAAGAGTTGTTGCAACTAAACAATCCGGTGTAGTTGGGTTTGATAATAGTGCATCAGGGTACGCAAGTGCATTGACATCATACGGGGAAGTGACCGTGGACATTCTTGCTGGTGGAAGCAGTATTG